AGATTTAAGGAGAGTTGGTTTTATTGGTTGATAATTGACCTTGGTAGTATCGTCATGTGGGCAATAGCTAGTGATTGGTGTATGGTTGCTCAGTTTGTATTTTGGACTGCCAATTGTGTTTACGGATATTATATGTGGAATAAAGATGGTAAAGTATAACATCAATATTTGCGACCAAAGTAGTAACGGTAGGTGTTAAATAGTAGGTTATATTTTGTAAATTAAGCGAGAGTTACGCGACTCTCGCTTTTTTTTTGTTTATATTATCCCCAAAAATTTTATATTTTATAATACTTATAGAGAAATAATTTTGATATGGCAAAAAGACAATATTTCGGTATTTCATATCCTTTTACATCTGATGGATTCCAAAATTTTTATTTAGATGTTAATTCATCTGTTAAAGAGAAAGTTAGAAGTCAGTTAATGCATATTGTGTTTACACCTAAAGGACAGAGAATTAGAAATCCAGAGTTTGGTACTGACCTAGTAAAATACATTTTCGAGCCTAGCGACCAAACAACTTGGGAAGCTGTGAAAAATGAAGTAACTGAGTCAGTTAAGAGGTGGGCTAGCAATATTAACATTAACAACATACAAATAGTTAAAAACGAAAACGATGAATCAGAAATATACGTTAGATTAGACTATAGTGTTTCTGAGGGAAATAAAGTAACAAATGACAGTATAGTAGTTCAAGTATAATGGAAAAGAAAATTAATTATTTAAGTAGAGATTTTGCTGATATAAAGGAAGAATTAATTAAATTCAGTAATACATATTATCCTGAGCTTGCTGATGATTTTAATGACTCTAGTGTTGGTGCATGGTTTATTGACCTTGTGGCTGCTGTTGGTGATGACCTTAGTTATCACACAGACCGCATGTACCAAGAGACCAATATCGACAGCGCAAACTTAAAAAGTAGTGTATTAAATCAAGCAAGAGCAAATGGTTTGAAGATTCCAGGAAAGAAATCTTCAATCTGCGAGGTTGAAATTAGCTGTGTACTCCCAACAAGTAGTGAGGGTATACACCTACCTGACTGGAATTATGCCCCAATTCTCCAGAGTACTAGTATAGTATCAGCTGGAGATTACAATTATCAGCTTACAGAAGATGTGAATTTTGCCGAACAATTCAATAAAGATGGTTTCTCAAATAGAAAAATGACTCCAGCTAGAGACGGTAACGGTAGCATTACTGGTTATAACGTTTCTAAGTCAACAATCGTTATAAATGGTATAACAAAAATATATAAGAAAGTTATATATTCTACTGACTTAAAGCCATTTATGGAGGTTGTATTACCTGAAGCCAATGTAATGAATGTCGAATCAATTATTTTTAAGGAAACTACAGATTTCAATACTAACCCTAGCACATATGAATATTATATAGATGAGGAACAATATAGAATTGGTAGCGAATCTGTTATGACATATCGTTTTTTCGAGTGTGATTCACTTGCAGACCAGTGGAGGTTTGGAACTGAGGCAAATATTGACCAATACGTTATAAATGATATATACAATCCTCATTTATATGACGATTATTACGAAATTGTGAAGGATGAGAAAACCGATGAGGTTAAAACTGCTAGAACTAGCCGTTATTATCGTGGAAAATGGAAGCCACTTACACAAAAATTCATTACAGAATTTACCGATAACGGATATTTGAAGATTATATTCGGTGCAGGTAATACATATGGTGATGTTCCTAGTGGATATACAACATATGGTGAATATATCGCAGCTAGACAAATCAATAACGATATGCTAGGTGTTATCCCAAAGGAAGGTTGGACTATGTATGTTCTTTATAGAGTTGGAGGCGGTATATCAACAAACCTCGGTCCAGGTGCTATCAATAAAATAACATTAGCCAATATTGATTGGGGTGGTAACACTAGAAATACTGATGGCTCTGTAAGAGGTAAGGTTATAACTTCATTCGAGGTAACTAACTTATCAACTGCGGTTGCAGGTAAAGATGAACCATCTACTGAAGAAATAAAGGCACTTATGAAATATAATATGGGTGCTCAAAACCGTGCTGTCACTGTTAAGGATTATAGGGTTAAACTAATGCAGATGCCACCTAAATATGGTGCTCCGTTCAGAAATACAGTTATTGAGGCTAATAACAAAATTGAAATGGACTTCTTGGGTATAAATGCTTTAGGACAGCTTGATTCTGCGCTCCCTCAGACGCTTGTAGAAAACGTCATCGAGTATATGTCCAACTACAAGCAAATTAACGATTACATTGAGATTAAAAGCGGTAGAATCTATAATATTGGGTTGGGTATAGATGTGTTCATTGACAAGAACTATAACCCAGCAAATGTTATTACCAATATCATCAATTCTGTTAAGGAGTATTTCAACGTAAATAATCACGAAATGGGCGATGACATTTTCTTAGGAGATTTGGAAAAAGAAATTACATTACTTGATGGCGTGGTTAGTTTGATTGACTTGAGGGTATATAAAATATGGAACGGTAGATATTCACCAGATAAGTGTCCATTACCACCATTGGTTCCTGAAGGAGTTTGTGAACCTTCTCCAGCGCAACCATTTAATACACCTGATGGTTCGTTGTCAGAACAGATTGACCTAATGGCAGTTGACAAAGTGCTATACGGAGACTATAATTCAATGTATGAGATTAAGAATCCTACATTTGATATTCAAGTAAAATGTAAATTAAGATAAAAAATTAAATAGTGTTATGGCTTGCAATTGTAAGAAAAAAATTGTTTTGGAAGATACCTATGGCGAAATTGAAAATGAAAATCTTTTTCAAAGATTGTATAGGTACATGTGGAGGCTTATTATGTTTCCAATCATACTGCTCTTAGCATGTATAATAGTTCCAATATTGATATTTTCAATAGTATACCAAATGGTTTTCAAAAAGAATATAAAAATTGTTCCACCTAAGTTTTTAGGAAAATATATGAAATAAACAATGGCTAAAAGTTACCGAATACACCCAAATATAGCAGAAGACACTCTGTTACAAGTTAACATGGAGCAAGACTTCGATTTCCTTGAGGTTTTGTCACTGAAACTTAGACAGAAGGATGCTTATAGATTACACTCTTCCAATTATGGCGTTATAATTGGAAGGGTTCTTGCTAACGATGCGTTTGGCATTCCAAATGCAAAACTTTCAATATTCATTGAGAGAGACGAGAATGACCCTTCTGATATGGAGTTTATCTATCCATACAAAGAGGTTACAACAAAGGATAAAGATGGTAGAAGATACAATATTCTACCAGATTATAGTGATGATGATTGTTATAGAGTTGTTGGAACATTCCCAAATAAGCGATTGATGCTAGATGATGACACATATCTAGAGGTATATGACAAATATTGGAAATATACAACAGTCACTAATAACGCAGGTGATTATATGATATTCGGTGTACCTACTGGTAGTGTTACAGTTCATGTAGACATAGACTTGTCTGACATCGGTGTGCTTTCTCAAAAACCACGTGATTTTGAGTATAAAGGTTATAATCTATCAATGTTTGATAGTCCTAACCAGTTTAAGGAAAGTACCAACCTAGATAATCTTGCTCAGTTATTTTCACAGAATAGAAGCGTGTTTGTTTATCCTTTCTGGGGCGATGCCGATAATGGTGTTGCCTCAATAACTCGTGCTGATATTCAGATACAGTATAAGTTCGAGCCTACTTGTGTATTCATGGGTTCAATCGTATCTGATAATGAAGGACACGCAATAGGTCATAAATGCGCACCAGATATAGAAAATGGTATGAATGACCAACTTGTATCTGGTAACGGAACAATTGAAATGATTCGTAAAACCACCGATGGTTTGGTTGAGGAATACCAGATTCAAGGAAATCAGTTGATTGACGAAAACGGTGTATGGTGTTACCAGATTCCAATGAACCTAGACTACATAGGCACTGACGAATACGGTAACATTGTTCCTACAGATAACCCTAATAAGGGTATCCCTACTAGAACACAAGTTAGATTTAGATTCAGTAAGAATGAGACCAATGATGAAGGTTTCTCAAGGCATACTGCAAAGTACCTAGTTCCAATGAATCCAATATTCAGCGAAGAACAAACAAATGTCGTTAATATGGATGAAGGAAATGGCGGTAGGGGTGTTAGACTTCCTGGTGAAATACCTGTAATCACAGATAGAGGCGTTGACATTGAGAAAATGTATACATTTGGCTCTGCAACTCCACTACACTGTTTCCGTGACCTTTATTGGAACAATGTATATAGTGTTAAGAACTACATACCAAAGACACAAGTAGCGCATAGAGCTTATTCTAAAAACTATGGGGCATTGAAAGGTTCTAACCTAGCAGAAGACCAAAATCCTATACCTTTTAATAAGCTTAGAATTGATTTACCATTCTTATATATGGTTGTGTGTTTGATATTCACCATGATTGTGTATATAGTTTGGTTTATTAACTCATTTATTATATGTACTATTGATACAATTATTGGCATTCTAAACACATTACATAACCTTAAAATTCCTGTAATTAAAGTAAGACCATTTAGATGGATACCAGCTATACCATATATAGGCTGTATTGTATTATCAGCAGGTATTAGTGAGGGTAATGTGGCTTATTATCCAGGTTGTTGGTGTGATAACGGTCTTGATGCATCTAATTGCCCAGATGAAATGGAAGGAAACTGCGAAAAGAGTAGAAGCACTCAAGACCTTTTAGATAAAATTCAGAGAAATCTTGCACAAGAGTTCAAGATTATAAAATTAGACCTTTACCAAGACTGGATTAATGGTTGCCTTTATATGCCACTTTGGTATTGGAGAAAAAGAAAAAAGAAGACTTTCCTATTTTTCACTTTAAGTAGGGCTAAAAATGAGTATTGCTCAGATAAGAGTCTATATTCTAGATT